GCTGTAGGTTTGTATTCCTTTAGAAACTCAACAAATGAGTCTTGAAACAACTGCTCAGTGGATCTCTTACTCATCCAAGCTTTAACCTGCCAATGAGGTGTACCACTGTTTCCCCAGTAGTTCTGAACATATTTAGTTATTTCCCACTTATTCGTATCAATCTTTGATTTAACTATAAGCTCATCTAAAGATTTGATTTCGTCAGGAGAATTGAAAACAATCTCTCCTGTTCCTTTAGAAATATCTTCTGTATATTTAATAATGGCTTCTTCAAGCTCATTTATGTAATTAACAGTTTCCACTTGAACTGATTGCTGTGCTTTGATTTCTTTTAAGAGTTCATCCACTTCTGCTTCTGTAATATCTAGTTTTTCAGCGTAGAACTTTTTACTCTTTTTCCAACTTAGCAATTGTTGTAGTTGCGATAATAGCGATTGGTTATCAGCCATTTGTAAAAATTTATGTAAATTATCATAAAGATATGGAATATTTTTTGTATATTCCAAATTATTTTAACTAGACTGATTATATAGGTTAACGCATATAATTAAAAACCCCCAATGTAGAAACATCAGGGGAAACTCTGAAAAACCAACAAATCAGAGTTTTTAGTATTATCAACAGTTATTTACAAGATTACAGAAGAGTGTTCTTAGTGCTGGATTGATTGTCAGCTCAGCTATCATCTTGGTAACAAGATCTGTAGGATCTAGTTTGTTATCTATCTTTTGAAAAGCTGTAGTGAGAAAATCATTATTTAATATCCCTGTGTTAGGAAGATTTGCTCCTGTGTATGATGTATAATCAGATCCTACAGGATATCCTAAGAATAGAGGAGGTGTACAACCTGAAGGATAGGTGGTGTATACAGTCACTGTAGTGTTATCGTAACAAGGCATTCCAGGTAAACAAGACATATATTTATAGTTTAAGGTATGTACATTATGTAATATGCAGCAATGACAGGTTGTTTGTTATCATGAGCTGCTCCACTACCTGCATTTGCATTACTAACACTAATTGTTCCTTGAGTTCCACCAGATTTACCAAGTGTAGAAGGGAACGGACTAGCATTCATGTTGTATTCTAAATTAGAAGAAGGACTTAAATTAAGAGCTCTTGCAACTTGACTAGATGAACTTACAGCAATATCTGTTGTGCTTACAGCACTAGTGTATTGATAATGGAAGTGGTCATCTGTAACAGTGGCAACGTGTGTATGTACTGGTATTTGTGTAGACAAAAGAGTGACACTGTTTGATCCAAGAATTTGATTAACTGTGTAATTAGGATTGTATATAGGATCGATAACAGGATCTACAGCAGCATTAAGAACATTTGTTCCCATGTTAACTATAGCACCTACAGCAACTCTTCCTCTTTTATCAGGAGTGCCATTTAAACCATTGCATAAATAAACCTTTGTCCAAACACCAGAGCCTACACCAGATGAATTAAATCCTGTCAGTGATCCATAATACTCATAAGCAACATACGGAACCATCTTTGTATAGTTGTTTGTACTAGGAGCAATGCCTGCTAAATATGCAGCTATGTATGTGTTGATATTAGATATCTTAACATAGTTTGTACTAACATCAAGAGCAAGGGCTGCAAGGTCTACACCTAATTGACAAAGCTTAGTGATGACAGCTTGAACAATAGCGTGTGTATCAGAACTAGCTGTTACACCAGTTAGGCATCCTATTGTATAGTCTGCATTAAGAGTGGTGAGTGTAGCATCAATTGCTGTCACTTGAGTTTGTAAACTACATGCTGCTTTCACAAGAGCTTCGAATAGCTGTACAGCTGTTGGTGTAGTGACTGTAGGACTTACAGGTAAATAGCCTGTAACAAGAGCACAATATGCTGATGGGGTGACTGTGATTTTTATTCCTGTTCCATTAAGAAAAGAAACTACAGCAGTGATTAATGCTTGTTCAACAACAAACAGGCTATCATTAGTTTCTATAGATAGTTGTGAGACATCATTTCCTGTATATCTTACACATTTATCGGACGTGGTTTCTACACAACCGTTATAACAATTATTACAACTCATTTTATAATTTATTTATGAATTAGAAGTTTAACTCTACTAGCAATCATTTCTATTGTATAATGTTCTGCATAATTTATATTACACAACTTGCTCACTAGTATTCTTTTATAGTTTAAAAGATCACCAAGTACAGTTTGTGGAAATGGTAGATTAAGAATATATACAATATTGTTATATTGATTGTTTGCAAGCTCCGTTAGCTTGCAATCGATGTCATCAATTAGAAGTTGAGGAGTGATACAATCAATACAATTAACGAGTCTTGGTGATAGCATTTTTAAATCGTTTTATACCTTTTTTAATTGTAGCGTTACACGCTCCACAAAGACCGTTGATAAGCTGACAGCCACATCCCACTTTCATACCACAGTTTCTACATTGTGCCATATTGTCTAAAATTATTTAGGTAATTAGTTCCAGAACAACCGCAATTGTTACGTATAAAATTATCAAGCATTAAGTTTGCCTGCATATACAACTTATTAGATGTTGCTACAGCACAATTATTAGCAGCAGCAATAGATCCTTGTATGAAATAATATATACTGTTAAGCTCCACTTTAGATTGTTGCTTAATCATTAAATCACACTCCATCATATCAAGTTTCATAAATGCATTATCAAACTTTTCCTGTATCCTATCAACTCTCATTATTGTCTTGTTAACAAAGGTGGTTAACGCAGGAGCAACTGAGTATGTTAAATAATAAATCCCATCAGGAAGAGGATCACTAACTCCAACAGCACTCAGTCCTAGTGTACTAGAATTAAATATGTTAAAATCATTTGGTACAAAAGGAAGGACAATAGGATCAAATCCAGGAACAGTGATTGATATACTGGGAGATGCTGGTCCACTTGTATAAGTTGATGCATCAGCAATTCCTAATAATTTAGAATCGTATGTATCAATCACTAATATATTTAGTACATCTGCCATATTGATAAAAATAAATGTGCCCGAGGAATTGAGAATATCCTCTCTCACCCTCAGGCACAGGTTATATGATTTGTAAATCTACTAAGGAGCTACAGTAGTAGTGCTAGTAGTGGTAGTACATACACTGTTATTTTGTGGTGTACCAAGAGCAGCTGTAAGAATTGAGCTAACTGAAGCAGCAGCAGCAGATCCTTGAGGAACAGCTATGATAACCATTGAATCTTCGTAAATGTAATCACCCCACTGATATGCAGACCTATCATACTCATTAAATTTAATGTAATAAGTGTCATAAGTGGTGCCTGCAGAAACCCAGCTTTCGAAGTTCTGGTTGTAACCAGCCATTCTGTAAAGATGCTTCAAATAACCAGCTTGGTAGCTGTAGAAGTTCTTTTCAAGTTGGATGATTTCATCAGAAGTACCTGAAGGGTAAGAAGAAACTTGAGTTACAGTAGCTTGAGCTACAATGTTACAAGAATCATCAACAATGAAGTCAGCTGTAGTAGCAGGTCCACTGTAAACGAAAGTTCTGAAGTACATTCTGTCATATTCCCAAGGGAATGCAGCAACATCACAAGGAACACCATATTTAGTCAAAGCTTTTCCTGTAATTCTAAGAACACCAGGACTAGGCTGAGTGAATAAATAGAAAGTGTTAAAGTTGATGTCGTCAGGGTTGATACCAGGAGCTTGAGCTTGAAACTTAGCAATGATTTGTGTAACCAAAGCTTCGTAATTAACTTGAGTACAAGGATCACCACCACAATCACAACAAGGAGCTACAACTGTAATGCTACGAGTGAAACCATTGAAATACAATGTGTCAATGTAGCTAGAATGTGCACGAAGAGTTAATGTAATAACATCACCACATTTAACGTTCCAGCTACTAACTTGAGTGATTTGATTTAAAGGTGTAGGACAACCATAAACAGTGTACCACTCAGTTACATTAGAACCTTTAGGTCTAACTGTTTCTGCGTTTCCTGTAAGAACAACACTTCCGCCTGAAATCTTATCAGAACGCTTAGAGCCTTGAAGATAGGTGTTAACCCTACCTTGGGCAACATAGAAATAAGGAGACGCAGCAATGTTACCTGCTGTTGCTACTGAGTAATCGGATTTGAAAAAACCCACTTTACCAGCAGTGAGGTCTTGCGTAGAACCACTATTGGCTATTGTTGAGCCAACAGGAACCACGAAGAGCGTAGTTAGAGAAAAATCTGCCATTTTGTTTTATTTAAAATTGTAATGAAAAAACTATTCATTCGTTTGTATCCTATACTGTGCACTTTGCACAGCAGATGCATTTTCTGTATACATTGCCAAGTTTTGAACTGTTAAGTCTAGAAGTTCATCTTCTAAATAAGTTTCTAGTTCACAATCTTGGTTGTATGAATCTTGACCATCTAACATTACATATCCCTCTTTATTGATATAAACAGGGTAGCGCATGTATGAGATGTAGATTTTACTTGGTGTAAATGTACCATCTGTAAACACTGAGATTTCGTCAGATGATATGAAGTTGAATGTTTCTTGATATTCGAAAGAAGGTTTGTAGTGATCGTTGTTTAAAAGAAGGGATAGGTCACCATGTTTTGCAAGATCCCTATTAATCCAAATCTTTCTATCTTTACATCTTCCTTTATCAGCTAATACATAACTATCAATATAGAACATGTATTTAGGATCTAATTGGTATAGAGAAGCCTTCCACTGATGTAATTGAGGATTTAGTACAGAAAGAGTTAATGGTTGATTGTTATATGTAACAACAAGACTTTGTAGATCTTCATACCTCTTTTTGAAAGAATCCAATCCTAATCCACTAAGTACACTAAACCCATCAACCTTCTGCTTAATCAGCTTTATTTGAGCCTCATTTAAGGCTAAGATTTTATCTTCAAGTTGAATCTGTTGATGCTCGTTGGTTGATAGTTTATTTAGTTTCTGATCGATTTTATATAATAAACTATCTACTGGTATCATACAGATGCTAATTTTTTAGTCTTGAGTTTTTGTTCTAATGTAAGAAGTTGATCTTGGTTATCATCATCAGCAAGAGCTTTTACAAGATCTTCTTCATCCTGAGCTAATTCAAATTCACCTTCATAGATTTTACCATTTGGTTTAGCTCTATATATAGAATGACTCATTGCTTGTCTTACAAGATCTTTAATATGGAGCAAGTTTTCTTTCATATCAGCAAAGCGATTAAACACTTCCACTGTAGATAAGCCTTGGAATTTACCTGTCTTAAATTCTGTTTCTTTAATAACATTATCAACTAAGTTGTAAACAACTTCTTCTTTAGTGTTATCAGTAACAGGAAGTCCTAATAGTCTTGCCACTTTACGCTTCTTCTCAGGAGTCATACCATCAAACTTGCTAATTGCTTTGTTGATAATTTGTTTCTTCTTAAAGATTACAGCACTTTCAATCTCATCGTCTACAACATAAAATTGTATGTCAGCAGGATATTCACCACGTTCCCAAGCTTGATAAGAGCTTGCAATTGTTGGATGAACCCTAAGCCATGAGAAGGCTAGTTCTTGCATTGGTTGACTGAGGTCAAAGAAATTATCACCATCCAAAAGTTTAACAGGTTGAATGTGCAATTCATCATATTGAGAAGAGGTTAAACCACTGTTCCAAAATGGAGCACGAGGACCAAGGTCTACACTTAATGCAGCCTCAAGCTTAGCTCTTAGTTTTGTAACACGTTCTGTTTCTAGTTCTCTCTCAGTAGGATCTTGAATTCTTTGGATGTATGCAGCGTTAGGATTTAATCCTGTTCTGTATTGTCCATCAAGTTCTTTGTAAGGATATTTGAATACACCTGTACCAGGGATTCTTGTCATACCTTTTTGTGCCAGACCACCTTGCATTGTTTGCAATTGTGAACTATTATACTCCTTTTTTAATGTGGAGATTTTTCCAATTTTGCCCATATTTAGTTATTTATTTGGTTTATTAGCAGAGCGATTCTCATTGAAGAGATAGCGAATGGGAGACACCCCAATCCAACACTCTGTAGTTTAAGGAGAGCCCCCTAATTTATAGAGGGCTCTTCTTATTTTTATTTTTAGAACTGTGGAATCTCTTCAATCAAAACTGTACGAGACAAGTCTTCAATGAATACATCACAACGGTCCTTCATCCAGATTTCATATCCAGGGAACTTATTAGCACTAGACATACCTTGAGATTTAGCAAAACCTAAGTGATGACGAGTGCCATCGATATATCCCCAAGTCATAGAAGGAGCACCTTTCATTCTCACTTCTCTGATGTTGTTAATCATAGAGCCATCGCTCATAGGACTTACATCAAATACCATGAATACAGGAGTAGACTTCTTGTTCTGACCAAATTCAAGATTAGACTGTGGTAAATCAAGTTCTTTCAAGTGAATAAGTTCAACACGACCAGTTTCACGAGTAACCATGCTATCAAAAGCAAAGTTGTAAGTGATGTGTTGACCTTCGCCTTGCATATAACGATTTCCAGAATCAGCCATGAATGTAAGACCACTGTTCAAAGCGTCTGTTTTCAAAGCTTGTTGGAATACGTCAAATCCAGCTTCGTTAGTGTACATTTTAACCCTACGGTCTTTAACATCCACCCTTCTGTAGAACAAATCACCAAATACAGAACGAATCAAGTTTGCAGTGAATTCACCACGATTGTATTGT